GCGAGATATTCTTGATACAGAAACAGCGACAAATCTTTTGGGATTAATTAATGATAACACATCTGCAATTGCGAATAATACGGCAGATATCATTGTCCATACAAGTTCAATCGCAAATAACAATGCAGCAGTGCTGAATTACCAACGAAAATTACGAATGGGGGGAATGTGATGGCTATTGGAGATGTAATACCAAAAAAAATATTTCAGGGTGCAATAAGCGCCACGGCAACAGCAAAATACACGGTGCCGACGGGGTATCGAACGCAGGTCGTGGAGATTTGGGCAGACAACCAAAATACGACAACTTCCCGGAAGCTGGCGATATTTGCCCACGGATTGGCAAGTACAAATCAGTTAGCTCACAATATCGAAATAGCAGCGGATCAGAGCAAAATCATATCAGACAATAAAATTATTTTGGCTACAGGGGAAACGCTTGGGTTTAAACAGGATGCCGGGGCGGATGTGAATGTAACAGTTTATGGATATGAAGAGCAGGTGAATTAAAAATGGCAAAAATAAATAGTTTAAATGATGAAAAATCAGGACGTAAACAAAAACTGTTCACGACATCCGGTAGCTGGACAGTTCCAGCTGGTGTTGACGCTGTTAGCTTATTTTTAGTTGGTGGCGGTGGTGGAGGTGGAGGATCATATTCAGGTGGTGGCGACGGTGGCGCTGGTGGAATAACAAGTTTTGGCAATCTTGTTTCTGTATCGGGTGGGGCTGGTGGAAAATTTTCTGTTGGATCTAACGGTGGGGCTGGCGGAACTGGTTCACCAGCGACAGATACATTATATCCATCTAAATCAGTTGCAGGATCTGGTGGTGGTTATTCTACAAATGCAGGGGCGAAAGGTTGGGGTGGATTTGGAAATGGTGGAAATGGTGGAAGTGGTAACGCAAGTGCAGGAGGCGGCGGGGCATCAGGAGTGATGGCTAAATATGATAAATTCCCAGTGACACCAGGAGAAATTATTACTATTACTATTGGAGTTGGCGGTGTGAAAGGGACAGCGGGAACAGGAGGCGCTCAGGTTGCCGCAACTGCGGGGACAAGTGGTGCAGTTTTAATCGAATGGGAGGAATAATATGAAATATGTTCAAATATTAAACAATAGAGCTCATTGGATTTTTGAAGCACAAGTAAAGCCTGATTTCGCCAAAGATATTATTCTAGTTGATATAACTGGAAAAGATCAAATAAAAGAGGGGTGGTTTTATGATTCAATAACAGGATTGTTTTCAGAATCAGCAGACCCCAAACCATCCATAGACGAAATTATCCGAGCAAACTATCTGGAAACACAATACCAAACTGTTTTAATGGAAATGCAATCGGGAATATAAGCCTGCAAATAAGAAAGGAGGAAATTGAAATGACTTACAAAGTAGCAAAAATGATGATTACAAACGGTACTTATGAGCACGAAGACATGCTTAAAAAACTTGATGTATTTTTACTCGGAAACAGAATCACACAAGAGCAATACACTGAATTGGTTGGACTGATGAACGCAGCAGCTTAGGCTGTTTTTTTATTGGCATCAAAACGACATTGAAAAAGAATCACAGGAGGGTGGAATTGGGAGCGGAAACGGTGTTTGATCTAGCAGTAAAGGTAGTGGGAGGGGTTCTCGTATTATTAGCATTTAAAGCAAAGATATGGCCACCGGTCATTGAGTGCTTAAGAAAAAAAATTATTAAACCGCATGATGATCTGAATAAGCGGTGTGATGAGTACGAAAAAACTCAAAAGATTCTGATCGCCGGGCAATTGGCTATATTACATGATCGAGTATACCAGGCCTGTAAACATTACATCGAACAGGAAAGCATCGATGTGGAGGATCTGAAGAACCTGGAACACCTTTATAATGCTTATACGGCCATGGGCGGGAATGGAACATGTAAAAAACTTTATGAGCGTGTGTGTGCTCTGAAATTCAAAACAGATTAAGGAGAAACAAGAAAATGAAAGAAAAAATAACAAAAATTGCGGACGCTCTGAGTGGAGTATCCGTTTCTACGTGGGTGGTACTGGCAACGATTCTATTGGCGGTAACGAATGCGATTCTGACAGTAACCGGTCATAATCCGATCGAGGTATCAAATGATCAATTATTTCAGTACGTTTCGTGGGCAATGGTTTTTGCCAGCATCGGTTATGGGATCTGGAAAAATATATCAATCACGAAATCAGCGCAAACAGCGGATGAAGTTTTGAAATTATTAAAACAGGGATTGGTAACGGTCGCTGAAGTTCAACAATATGTACAACAAGTCAAAGAAAAACAGAACACATCAGCGGATCAGAGCGCAAAAACAGTTAACAATACTGGAAACTATAAAAAAGAATAAAAAACGGAGGTGGCGAAATGCTGCAAATCGAAGGAATTGACGTTTCCCAGCACCAGGGTGATATCCAATGGCCACTCGTAAAAAATACAAACAAAAAGTTTTCAGGCGTCCGGATCGGATGGGGTGAAGCCAGGAATGCATCAGGTGGGGAGCTTGATGCAAAAGCCCTGGTTAATTTGGATGCCTGTGTTGCCAATGGAATTCCCCCAATGCCATACATGTACTCCTATGCTCAAACTGTGGAAGAGGCAAAGATGGAAGCAAATTTTATTAAAACCATTCTATCAAAATATCCACGCGCTACTTTTGCTTATCCAATCGCTTTTGACATTGAAGATCAACAGTATCAGGGGAACATCGACATTAACCCGATCATTGATGCATTCTGTGAAGAGATCCATGATTCCGGATACAAAGTCATTGTTTATACATCATTGGATTGGTTTGAAAATAAGGTTAATGATATCAATAAAGGGAAGTGGTTCTCATGGTTGGCTCAATGGGATATTGATAAGCCAGAATTCATTCCAAGCATCTGGCAGTATTCAGATAAAGGATCCGTGGATGGTGTTTCCGGAAACGTCGATCTTAATATCTGCTATCAGGATTATGTCAATATCGACAACCCGTTCCCAATAAAAGCGGTTGAAGTGGTTGTCACTCAGCCATCAAGTCCATCACAGGAGGTTATCACGCCGGCGGATCCGCTAACTGTAAAAGTATTTTCAATTGTCGAAGAGCAAAGAGTTCTAAGACTTTTAAATTATGGAGATATCCAAGCAGATGGACAAGCCGGGGAGTTGACAAGATCTGCAAGAAATAATGCAAGAAGAGGCTATGGACTGGCTGAAACCGGAGAACCGGGGCTGGATCTGGAACGATGCTTAAGAGGTCAGCTCATGTCGGTGCAGGCTCGGTTAAATGAATTAGGTTATATTTGTGATATTGATGGTCGCCTGGGGGATGCCGGCACCCAAACAACAGACCGGGTATTAAGCTTCCAGCGAGATAGAAACCTGGCAATTGATGGAATAATCGGGACAAACACTTTTACAGCGTTGTTCTCAGTAACAAATGCGTCGGTAGCAGCAACGGCGCCGGTAGTGGCATTGCCTGAAGGAATGGCTTCTAAGAATTTCAGCTGGTATGAATTCGCATGTGGATGCATCAAGGGAGATCCGACCAGCGGTTGCAATGGATATCCGGAAACAAATTATAGCCAGATCATAGCACAACAGCTAATTGATAAACTGCAGCAGCTCCGGGACTATGTCGGGGCGATTGTCATAACGTGCGGGATACGCTGTCCGGAGAATAACAAATACTGGCAAGGCGTTTGGAATTCACTGCATATGTTGGGGGAAGCCATAGACTGTTATTGTCCAGGACTGGATATCATCGAGTTTGCCAGGATCGCATGGCAGGTATTTGGCATTGCGGTTAGGGTCTATCCATCACAGGAGTTTGCTCATTTAGAATTATCAGATCTTGGTGGAGTATATAATCAGGAAACCGGGAAATTTATTTATTAAGCTGTGGCCACCTTCGGGTGGCTATTTTATTATTTTTTGAGTATTCCATAGAAAATATTGTAAAATATGAGTATAATAATAAAATAACAGTGTAAATAGAGGGGATAAAACAAATGAGAAGTATCTTATCGAATTTTCCAACTGAAAAAATTACGTTGATAAAAAAGACGGGTGAAACAATTAAAGATATTGAGGCAAATGTTCAAACAAAAAAGATCTTCAGTGAGGATGCTTCAATAATAATTGAAGAAGGTGATGTCTTTGAGCGCATTTTACCAAACGGTGCAATTGAACAGTATTTAGTTATTGATAGAGGATTTTACAAGGGGATGCGTGGAATGCCTGATCATTACCAGACGTCGGTAGAAAAAGTGACAGATAGAAAAGAGAAACAAAATAATATTGTATATAACATTAATAGTGAAAGTGGAAAAATTAATGTAAATTCAATTGATAATTCGACAACAATAACATTAACTGAGAATGATGAAAAAACATTTGAAACATTATTAAGTATAGCTAAATCGATGGATAATAGTGAAGAAATAGCTGAAAATATTTTAGCGATGAAATCACAAATTGGCAAGCCGGAATTCGGAAAAAAGTATAATGATTTTATTCAATCTGTGGCAAATCACATGACAATATTTGCTCCATTTATACCTGCTATCACAAAATTTATAACAGGATAAGAAAAATAATTAGAAGTAAATGACGTGAAAATTATGGATTAGGTTTCGTATTAGAAAAGAGATAATTATGAACAAAGAAAATGAATTAAGATTAGAATTTGCGGAACTGATAGAGCTGATTGAACGGGAACAAGATTTAAAATTAGAATTCGCTGATGGTTCAACTAATGAAAAAGTTGGAATGAGGGAGCGTGGAGATGATGGTTGGAAAGAAAAGGATTTTTTTAAATTAAATTTTAGAGTTTCGGAAGAAGAAATCCGCTTCACATATTTATATCTAAAAAAACAAAAAAATGGAACTGGAAAAAAGGTAATTGAGTGGTTTATTAGATTTTGTAATGAAAAAAACAAAGATTATCTTTTAATAACAGGAGTTAATAAATCGAATATAATTTCCGTTAGATGTTGTGAGAAATTTGTTGGTTTATGGGAAAACGAAAGGGAAGATGATAATAAAACATTCATGGACTACAGAATAAAAACAAGCTTATTATAATGAAGAAAGATAAATGATAGAACACTTCGCACTTTCTTAACACACAAGAATAAAAAGATAAAGAAATTATTATAAATAATCAATGCTGAAAAATGGCTAAATTAAGGGAAAACAACAGCATAATAAATTAGATAAAAATGAAATTATCAATAATAATCTGACTTTTAATCAGGGTGTCGGGCGTTCAAGTCGCCCATGGGTCACCAATTTCTAAATTTAACCGCAGATTATGCGGTTTTTTGTGCTTGTTTTTGACTAACAATATGACAACATCAGCAATATCCGTTATTCTGGAGATTTATCCATAAATACAATGATTATTGACATGGAACCATAATAAAAATTGCATTGTGAGAACTAAAATGCTTGCAGAGTGTTGAATTAATTGTTATAATAATACCGTTGCGGAAGTGGCTCAGTGGTAGAGCACTGGCTTCCCAAGCCGGGGGTCGCGAGTTCGAATCTCGTCTTCCGCTCCAACACACACTTTCAGACATCCGGCTTAACACTTTACCTACAACTTTACCTATTAAATGATATCATAGAGACTGTCTATCACTGAGACAGTCTCTTTTTTCATGCTTTCCATTACGTGTGTGTAAGTCTCCATAGTCGTGCTCAAATCGCTATGACCTAATAATTTTTGCATCACTTTTGGTTCCTGTCCCAGCTCAAATAATCGGGTTGCATAGGTGTGCCTGAGATCGTGGAAACGCTTTTCTTTATCAATCCCGCAAAGTACAAATTGTTCTCTTAGTTTTCGAGTAACATATGTCCGATCAAGAAAACTACCGATCTGGTTAGAAAAGACTAATGTGTATTCATCCTGGTTAATGCCACATCTGAGTAGTGTTTCAGCCTGAATGACTTTATAGGCTTTCAATATTCCACCAGTTCGTTTTGGGATGTCTAATTTTCTAATGCTTTTTACCGATTTAGGTGGGCCGATCAAGTCTTCGTATTTTAGTGTTTCGATATTTTTGACTCTTTTATATGTTTTGTAAATATCGATCGTATTCTCATTGAAATCAATATCCTTCCAGGTTAAAGCAAAAGATTCGCCTTGTCGGAGTCCCATATCAATAGACACCAGGTACAGCGCTTCAAAGTGGTGCCCCTGGATCTGCTTCACGAACCGCAACTGTTCTTCCTTTGTCATTGGGCGGACATCAGACTGTTTTATCTTTGCAAGCTGTTCTTCAGCTGTTGGCTTAGGTAAGATCACCGCTTTGGAAAAGTCTCTTATAGTATATCCGTTGTTGTACATGTATCGCATAAATGGCGATATTAATTTGTGAACCGTCCTGATAGTCTCGACGGTTCTTTTATCGGCTAAAAGCTCTTTGTAGGCTTCTTGAATGGTCATAGAATCCATGGCGGCGATCTTTGCATCCCACAATTTAGTTTTCTTAATGTGATTCTCCATCGTCCCATGGTACCGATCAATACTTCCGGGCTTTTTATCCACAATACAGACATTGTTAAACCACATGGTGAATGCATCACCAAATGTTTTGACGTTGCGGAGAATCCCGGATTGAAGCTGTTCTTCGGCTGCTTTGATCTTGTCCTTCAGCTCCTGTTCAGTTTTCCCGTAAATGTATTTATAACCTGTTTGGAACTTTTCGCTGTATAGCTTGTGGAAAAAATAATCGTTGCCATTCAGCTTCTTTTTCTTATACTTTGATCTTGCCATTCTTAAACCTCCTAATTTCGGACATAAAAATGCCCGGTAGTTGTAAAACTCCGGGATATAAAGTATAATATTTATGAACCTTATATCGTGATTTATATCCCGGTATATGTAAAGCCGTTCAGGTACTCGTAATACCTGGGCGGTTTTTTTATTTAAATTCCCAGTAATTGTTTTTTCTTTAGTTGAAACTCTTCCTCAGTTATAATCCCTTCATCTGCTAACAACTTGAACTTTCTAATTTCGTCAGCTTCACTGTATGTTTCACTAGGAGTGGCATTGCTCGGATCACTCTTGTTTGACAGCACATAATCTAAGATGGATGTTACCTCACGCTTAGCATTCCTTGCGCGGATATGTTCAGGCGAATTTACTTTAGTTTCTCTCACAAGAATAGGTATTTCAATAAGGTTTCTATTTAATACATTGGTTGATAGAGCGACCGTGATATTGGAGATAAAGCTCTTCCCTTTTTTCTTTCCGACATTACTTCCTGCTATAGCCCCGGCAGCTCCGAATAAAACGCCTCCAGCTACAGCGGCACCGATCCCCCCGCTTGTTTCGGTTAGTCCTCCATTCTCAAATACTTCATACCCGATTAAATCATCGAACAGAAAAACAAAGGTCGATCTCTTTACAAGTGGGTAGTCAATAGTGAACATTTTATTGTTAGAATCGATATGTATTAAAAACATCTGTTGCCCAGCGGGTTTTATTAATTTTGTTTCACTAAAGGTTGAAAGGCGTTCTGCATTTTCTTCGGCACTTAACACTAATTCTTTTACTTCGCTAACGGCTAAACTTTGAACGAGTCTGGGGGTAATGGTTCCAATGCTCATTATGCATTTTAAGCATACGTACCCGTCTCTCAATTTTACCCGGTCAAGCATATTTATTTCGGTTTGATTGCAACAAGTGCACAACATAACAACTTACCTCCTAAATAAGATAAGTTTATTATACGTCAAATATTTGGATTGCGAAACTTTAAATTGACTAAATTCTCAGTTAAATTAAGGCAATCTGCAATCTGCGAACTGCATAAACCCTCGAATTCTTTAATATCTTCCCTGATAAGCATTTCTGCATTAAACCTATCTGCTTCGATTTCATAGACACCTGTTTTAATAAATGTTCTACTGTCTAAGTAAATTGTATTTGTTCTCTTGTGTAAAATCCCATGGCCTAATTCATGGCCACAAATAATTCGTTGCTCTCGCTCAGATCTCTCATTATTTATATAGATAATATTATTCCTAAGTACATATTGATAAAACCCATTTGTACAATTGGGCAAATCACAGAACAATACATTGTAATCCAGGAATTTACATAATTCAAAAGGATCATTTGTTCCGTGCTTTTTAATTAATCGATTTACGATTTTTGGAATATCATCTCCCATATAGTCACTTCCTATATTTTTTCGGTGTGTATTTATCTTTATTCTTTTTCTTTGCCATTTCCAATCCTATTTGCATTGCATCCAATATTTGTTGCATATCTTCTTCAGTCGCTGGTTGCCCATCGAACATTAAACCTTCACTTGTTAATAGCTGCTCGCGGGTATCGGCTAATATTTTTTCTATATCGCGCTGGTCTTTTCGATTTAGATTTGATGATTCTCTTCCTAACAGTGAGTCAACAGAAACACCTAAATGATCCGCCACTTTTATCAGGTTATCCGTACTTGGAGATCGATCTTTCCATTTATATATCGTCCCATTTCCAAAACCTATCTCCTTTTCAATTGCGCCAACAGATGTGCCAACTTTCGCGCATTGTTCCTGAATTCTTTCGAGAATTGTCATTTTATTCACCTTCTACCCTTCCTAAAAGGGGTTTTAATTTCGAAATAATTCAAATAAACCAGTTGACAAACCGACAAGATTCGGTTAATATAATCTCAAGAACCGAATATAGTCGATGAAAGCAAGCTGATTTGCTTTGTTTACCGAATTAATTCTATATTTTCTGTGGTTGAATTTATAATAGAATATTTTCGGTTATTTGTCAACGCTTTTTATCATTTTATTCAAATTTGTTCTTGAAAAGAGGTGATTATTTCTATGTTAGGAAAAATTCGTACTCTATGCACAAATAAGGGGATGTCGATCGGGGGGCTTGAAAAGGAGCTTGGTTTCGGTAATGGGAGTATCTTCAAATGGGGAGCATCAAGCCCGTCAGTAGACAGACTTCAAAAAGTCGCAGACTATTTTGGTGTAACTGTAGATTTTCTATTATCCGATTGCGATATTAGCCAAGAAGCAATTTTTGCGGCAAAGAAATTTGATAACCTAAGCGAAAATCAAAAGCAAGCTGTGATGCAAATTATCGATAGCTATTCTTGCAAAAAGTGAAAGGAGAACTAACTAATGGTTAAAGAATTAATTTCAGTCAGAGAAGCTGCAAAACTCTTAGGGATCGGGATCAATCGCGTATATGGATTAATTCAGGAAGATCCCACATTCCCCTACATTGTAATCGGGGACCGGAACATAAAAATATTACCGGAAAGATTACCGGCATGGAAGAACAAATTTTTAGAAAAACAAATGGAGGAACGCAAATGAATAACGAAAAATTAAAAACGCATTCAGCGAGTCAATAGCGTTTGCACTTTTGTAAAAACTGAGCCGGGCAACACAGCTTGTGGAAGAACTCAATTACTCGACTCAATTCAACAGGTAGAAGGACTATTTAAACCCTAGGTTTTTGAATCTGTTTTCGAAATATTTCCGCCCTGCAAAGTCGATCATTTCCTGAAACCCGGAAAAATTTGTTACTGATGAAACAAATGAATCAAATTCTGATTGATCAATAGAGTCAAAGTCGTTTTGGCTATTTATTGAAAACCCGCCGCCTTTCAAAAACTCGTCAAAATCATTATAAGGCGTATTTTCAGTCATGAAAGTATTTGTGATCACGTCATCAAAGGGAATTGATTGTTGTTTTGATAGACATTCAACTTCTTTAGAAATGTTTTCAAGAGTTTTACATAATTCTGTCAAAACGGTGACTTTTACATTACTCATAACAAGTACCTCTTATAAAATATTTCAGTGGTGTGACACCGATGTTTTAAGTATAGGAGCAAAGGCAAAAAGAAACTATAACGATGTAATGAAAATAACAAATATTGTAACGAAAAGGAGAACCAAAATGAAAAAACGAGACTTAAAAGATTACAACCGATTACTGAAAATGGAAAACGAGGCACTGGAGCACCTGCTGCAAGAAGCAGAAAACAAACTGGGCGGCGACCGTTACTGTAAAGAAATTGCATTGATTCAAGGCAAAAACACCGAACTGGTCAAGGATATGAATGATTTACAGGCTGATTGGGCTGAGAGCAATGTGGTCGCTGGTACAGCAATGTGGGGAATGGCGCAAGACATCGACGATCTGCAGGCCGATATGGCAGCGGATCACACGGAATACCGAAATACTCTAGAAACCATCAAAGAGCGTGAGACCCGGGAATGCGCCGAGAACGTCCGGTTGCAGGGGAAGATTGCGAAACTTCAAGATAAGATTGTGGAGCTTGAAAGTAATCTTCAGATAGAACGTACAATTGCGAAAAATTACTCTGACGAAGTAACAAGGTTGGTAAAGAAAAACGAGAACCTTCAAGAGGATCTTGAAACCGCTGGAAAACGAATTACAGGATTAGAAGCCGATAACACCCGACTTGGAAACAAGATTATTAGTCTAAACGGAAATATCGAGTGCAATAACAAAATAATCGATCGTACATACAAAGAGAGAAATGATCTTGCGGAGCGAGTCGAGAGAATGGGAGCCGATAACATCAGGCTTAGATCCGTAACAAGTGACCTCGAAATATTGAATCACAATATGGGTGAGGAAATGGAAAAGTTGAAAAAAGAGAAAGAAAGATTGCAATCTGAATTTTATAGACTGAACCCACCAGTACCTGTAAAGGAGGAAAGTAAATGATTTTTGGATATTTATCAGCGCTGTTGTTTGGGTTGTTCATCGGCGTCATAATCGGCCAGACGGTTGAAATAACGCCGCGGAGGAAGAAATAGTGTTACAGGACAGCAAAGTCAAAATAATAAACAAAACAGCAAGACAGAATGTTTACAACAGCATGGAAAAGAAAAAGGATGCCCACGAACGGTTTCAGGATGTGGTGGCTTTTGATCAGCGAGCCAGACAGCGTCCAATGTATTCAGCAGGGAGGTAAACAATGAATGATCCGTACGATCAAGGAATACCTAAATACTCATCGGCGCAAGAGATTTACGATAGTCTTTGCGAACTTGTGCAAACCGAAGAGATGAGCATATTAACGGAAATAGGAGTAGACGTCTCCTACGATCAGCAGGGATATTACTATACGGACAGAGGATTTCAGTTAAAAGAAAAATTCGAAGAGTTAAGCGAATGCGGCAGAAAGATGTGGATCATGGATCTGGCCGTAATGCGAATTGACCAAACTGAAATTCACGATGTGGTGTATTCGGCAATGGCTGATTGCGATCTCGCTAAGCGGATCGGATTCAAAAAACTCTTTATTGACCAAATGTTGAGGGGTGATAAAACCGATTATGATGAAATTGTTGATGATTATCTGTGCGAGGTGCAGGAGCTTAACCGATTCGACAATTGGAATATGTGGACAGCATTCAAAATAGCTATGGATGGACGGGGATTGACCTCTTCTCGAAATCAATATGATGAGTTCGCTTGTAAATTGTACGACAAAGTGCAGGGTTTAAAACTATCGAATGAAATAGAATTGATCATTGCATCCCGATCCCATCTTACCGCCTACGATGATTTCATTTTAGGATTAAAAATGAATCAGGCGTTATACGAAAGGCAAGAGTTTCAGTATTTAGCTAAGGTCGCATTATTGCAAGAGTCCTATCAAGCTAAGATTGATCAGTTGTATATTGCTGCTGATAAGGTCGGGATTTTGCCAGCATTTAAAGAATTGCTGTTGATCGATAGTGGCGCAGATGGCCAATAAAAAAATCCCCAAAACAGCGGGAACTGTTATAAGGGGATCTACAAAAATACATATTATCAATATATCACGATTTTGAAGGGAAATCAAGCAATGAAAAAATGTGATCGTAAAGACTGTGGGAGCTGGACAAACTTTCTGTTTGATAACAAATGCAGAGTTACCAACAATATTCCAGATGGAGAGTGTCCTTACTTTATGGATAAAGATGAACGGAAAAAGCTTGAAAAAGAACTGAAAAAAGCACGAAACGAAGGGATGCAAGCAAATGGAAATATGCATTGAACAACCGATCAGAGATCAAGTCTACACCAAAAGCACTCAAAAGGTAGTTGAGATATTGGAGAAAAACTGTTTTGAAATATCCCGCAAAGGCAATGTGTACCACTGCATTCGCCCCGGATGTGAAGAAATAAAATTCAGAGAAAACTTTGCCGGCACTGGCCAGATCTTCCAGGTAGGTAAAAATTACTGCCATACAGTTAATAAGGCGGTGGATTTGGCGGTGCCTAAGTGAGCGATGTCACAGCAGAACAGGTTATTGAGATCCTTGTTGAGAAGATCAATGACTTGACAATGGAAATCGAGCGGTTGCATGAAAAGAACAAAAAACTCGAGTTTGGAATTGTTGAGCTGACAAAAGGCTGTATTGCTGAAAGACAGGTGTTTTAAATGAGTTTCATCGGAGTAAAAATTTTACTGTATAAGATTTGTTTACAGAAAAGAAAAGTAGAAGTAGTTTGTGATTATTGCCACAAATTAGGATTTATTAAAAAATCTTGTCATAAATGTGGTGGAAAAGGAATGCATAATAAAACGCTAAACGAGTGGGCGGTTTCTAAATATCAATGCGAAATCAGGAAAATTGACAGAGACGAAAATGGAACGTTGAGATATTGGGACGGTTTGCATAGTTTCTATTATGAAGATACCAAGTTATTACACTTTACAAAAGAAGATGCAATAAAAGAGTGTGAGAGAAGAAATAAGGAGAATTCACCAGATGAAAATAAATAAATTAGAAATTGAAAATGTCAAGCGGGTCAAGGCGGTCAAGATCGAGCCGACCCTCAATGGCTTAACAGTGATTGGCGGTAAAAATAGACAGGGTAAGACTTCTGTTTTAGATTCGATTGCGTGGGCGTTGGGCGGTGAAAAGTACCGCCCTTCCCAGGCGCAGCGTGACGGATCGGTATTGCCGCCAAACCTCCATATTGTTATGGATAATGGTTTAGTGGTCGAGCGTAAAGGCAAAAATTCAGATCTCAAGGTCATTGATCCCGATGGGAAGAAGGCCGGGCAGCAGCTGTTGAATGAGTTCGTGGAACAGCTGGCCATAGATCTACCAAAGTTCATGGAGTCTTCCAGTAAGGACAAGGCTAATACTTTACTTCAAATTATTGGTGTAGGAGACAAGCTTTATGAATTAGAAAAGCAAGGACAGGAAGTATATAACAAGCGGTTGGCAATCGGTCAGATTGCCGATCAGAAAAAGAAGTTTGCTAAGGAAATGACCTACTATCCTGATGCACCCAAAGAACCTATTTCGGCCGGCGACCTGATTAAGCAGCAACAGGATATCTTAGCGAGGAATGGTGAAAATCAGCGTAAAAGACAAAATTTAGCACTCCTAGAGTCGCAAGCAGCAGAGATTGAAAAACAGATCGAAGATTTGAAAGCTAAATTGTTTGATCTTGGAGTAAAATCTCAATCTGTAGAAGCCGACATTGAAATTGCTAAAAAATCAGCACTAGACCTGCAGGATGAATCTACCGAAGAACTGGAAAAGAACATTAATGATATTGATGCCGTAAACCGTAAAGTCCGGGCAAATCTTGATAAGGATAAAGCGGAAGAAGACGCCCTGGAATATGACAACCAGTATAAGACATTTACCACTCAGATCGACACGATCCGACAAAGCAAGATTGACTTACTTAAAGGTGCGCCCCTTCCCCTTCCCGGGCTGTCTGTGGTCGATGGTGAACTGGTATGGAAAAGAAATGGGATAACATGTCTGGATCCGAACAACTAAAAGTTTCAACGGCGATTGTCCGGAAGCTTAACCCAAAATGCGGTTTTGTCCTCCTGGACAAGTTGGAACAGATGGACCTGGACACGTTGAAAGAATTTGGGGAATGGTTGGAAGCCGAAGGGCTTCAGGCCATAGCAACCCGAGTCAGCACCGGCGAGGAATGCCAAATAATTATTGAGGATGGCTATGTGGCAGGAGCCGAAACGGCCCCAGAAATTACGCCGGAACCTAAAAAAGAAACTACATGGAAGGCAGGAGAATTTTAAAATGGAAATCATCAAAGGAAAAATAACAAGTGCTCAAAAAATTACGGTGTATGGCCCCGAGGGGATTGGTAAATCAACCTTTGCCGCTCAGTTCCCGAATGCCCTATTTATCGATACAGAGGGCAGCACAAAGCATATGGATGTTGCCCGGACTCCCAAACCGAGTAGCTGGTCAATGCTCTTGGAGCAGGTGCAATATGTAAAACAAAATCCTACTCTTTACCAAACTTTAGCCATCGATACGGCCGACTGGGCAGAGCAATTGTGCATCACAAGCATATGTGCAAAATATCAGAAAGCGGGCATTGAAGACTTCGGTTACGGGAAAGGTTACATCTACCTAACTGAAGAATTCGGACGGCTTCTTAATAAATTGGAAGAACTGGTTGAAATGGGAATAAATGTCGTCATTACCGCTCATGCAAAAATGCGAAAATTCGAACAGCCCGACGAAATGGGAGCTTATGACCGCTGGGAATTGAAACTTCAAAAACAGACGGGACCACTCCTAAAAGAATGGGCGGATATGGTTCTCTTTGCCAACTATAAAACCACTGTAGTCAATGTGGACGGTCAGGGGGCCAACAAAGGAAAAAACAAAGCACAGGGCGGTAAACGGGTCATGTTTACCACCCATCACCCCTGCTGGGATGCAAAGAACCGCCATAACCTACCATTGGAACTGCCTTTTGATTTCCAGCAGATTGTTCACTGTTTACCTGGCATGGTTGCAACTCCACCAGCTCAGGCGGCAACGGTAAAAGAAGAACCGAAAGAAACCGTAACCCCTATTGAGCCGCCAAAGGAAGAATCAAAGGTTGATACCAAAATGCTGGAAGCTGAGGGCTTTACCGAAATTATCGAGCCTGAACAACAAGAAATGAAAGTTTCGGAAAAGCCCAATAGTTCGAATGATTACCAGGTGCCTGAAGGGATCCCCAAATCACTGGCCGATCTTATGAAGGAAAAAGAAGTTACTGAATTGGAAATCCAGGAAGTTGTTGCAAAGAAAAAATACTTCCCGAAAGATACCCCGATCCGGAATTACCCACCAGATTTCATTGAGGGCGTTTTAGTCCAGGCGTGGCCACAGGTTTTCGCCATGATCGATGAAACACGAGTACCATTTTAAATCAAAATTATAAGGAGAAATAAATAATGAGTGAATTTGTAGAAGAACGAGAATTAGGCTGGGACGATCAAATTGAAAATGATAGTCCTGATTTTATACTATTGCCGGCAGGTGATTATGATTTTGTTGTGGCAGAATATGAACGCCAGCGGCACAATGGGAGCGAAAAGCTTCCGCCGTGCAATAAGGCGGTTGTCAGTTTGAAGTTTGAAACCCCCGAAGGATCCACGACAATTAAACACAATTTATTCCTGCACACCAAGACTGAGGGAATGATATGCTCTTTTTTTACCGCCATCGGACTACGTAAAAAAGGCGAAAAATTTACGATGGACTTTAATGCAGCCGTGGGGATGACTGGCCGGGCAAAAGTATCCGTAAGAGAATGGACAAATGAAAGTAGCGAGAAGAAAATCTTTAACGATATTAAAAAGTTCTATGAACCAGATGAAAGTAAACCAGCAGCAGTCGGATATACCCCGGGGAGCTTCTAATCATGGAGCTCCGACCTTATCAATTGGCTGCCAAGTCAGCCATATTTCAAGAATGGGATAAGGGAATCCAGCGTACTCTGTTAGTATTGCCGACCGGTACCGGAAAAACGATTGTCTTTTCTAAGCTGATTGAAGATTGTGTTCGTGACGGTGAGCGGGTTTTAGTCCTGGCTCACCGGGGCGAACTCTTAGATCAGGCAGCGGATAAATTGTCACAATCAACTGGTTTAGGATGTGCGACTGAAAAGGCGCAAGAGTCCTGTATTGGCAGTTGGTACCGGGTAGTCGTTGGATCGGTTCAAACCTTAATGCGGGAGAAACGCCTAAATCAGTTCTCCCCTGATTTTTTTGACACTATTATTGTAGATGAAGCCCATCACTGCATTTCAGATAGTTATCAAAAAGTTCTGAATCATTTTGATTCAAAGGTGTTGGGGGTAACCGCTACACCAGACCGGGGTGATATGAAAAACCTCGGTCAATTTTTCGAATCTTTGGCCTATGAATATGCTTTGCCAAAGGCAATCAAGGAAGGTTTTCTTAGTCCGATCAAAGCGCAGACGATCCCACTAAAACTCGATCTTACCGGAGTAGGACAACAAGCCGGAGACTTTAAAACAAGCGACTTAGGCACTGCCCTAGATCCGTATTTACACCAGATCGCAGATGAAATGGTTAAATGTGCCATGGACCGGAAAACCGTTGTATTCCTTCCCCTGGTGAAAACCAGCCAGAAATTCAAAGACATTCTTAACAGCAAAGGTTTTTCAGCAGCGGAGGTCAATGGCAATAGTCAGGATCGAGCGCAGGTGCTAAAAGATTTTGATGAAGGTAAATACAATGTTTTATGTAACTCTATGCTCCTGACGGAAGGCTGGGACTGTCCCAGTGTAGATTGTGTGGTGGTGCTCAGACCAACCAAGGTTAGAAGTCTTTATAGTCAGATGGTGGGGCGTGGCACCCGGTTATTCCCCGGGAAAGAATATTTATTATTACTAGATTTCCTGTGGCACACCGAACGCCATGAGCTCTGTCACCCCGCCCACCTGATTTGTGAAAACGAAGAAGTGGCGCAAAAGATGACCGAAAATATTGAACTTGCTGGATGCCCACTAGATATCAGTGAAGCCGAAGTCAAAGCCACTGAAGATGTGGTTGCTCAACGTGAAGAAGCTTTGGCCAAACAATTACAAGAAATGCGGAAACGCAAACGAAAGCTTGTGGATCCGCTGCAGTTTGAAATGAGCATTCAAGCTGAAGACCTGGCGAACTATGTACCGGCTTTCGGCTGGGAAATGGGGCCACCATCTGAGAAGCAAGTCAAGACTCTTGAAAAACTGGGAATTCTTCCCGATGAAATCGACAATGCCGGCAAAGCGACCAAATTATTAGAACGACTGGACAAGCGCCGTACTGACGGATTAACCACCCCGAAACAAATCCGATTTTTAGAAGGCAAAGGATTTGATCATGTCGGTACCTGGGAGTTTGAATCGGCAAAGAACCTGATAGACCGGATCGCTGCAAATGGGTGGCGAGTGCCGAGAGAGATTGATCCGTCGAATTTTAAACCTCAGACCGAAATACAATAAAAGGAATGGAGTAAATAATGAGCGTGCTTACTCACCTAAGCCTATTTACCGGAATTGGCGGACTCGATCTGGCTGCCGAGGGGGCTGGATTTACGACAGTCGGGCAATGTGAATTCGCAGATTACCCGACAAAAGTATTAGAAAAACACTGGCCAGACTGCCCGAGATGGAGGGACATCAGAACCTTAACGAAGGAGGATTTTATTGAAAAAACAGGCATGCGAACAGTTGACGTTGTTAGTGGAGGATTCCCCTGCCAGCCATTTTCCGTGGCAGGAAAGCAAAAAGGTAAAGAAGACGACCGTTACTTGTGGCCTGAAATGCTCAGAGTTATCCGAGAACTTGCGCCGCGTTGGGTTGTCGGTGAAAACGTACCTGGAATCATCAACATTGCCGGGCGAACAGTTTGTGAGGACTTGGAGCGTGAAGGATACGATATCACCGTATTTAATTTTGAAGCTGCGGCTATCGGAGCACCGCACAGAAGAGCAAGGTGCTTCTTCATTGGAGAACGAACCGCTTTGGAAAACGCCACTGGCGGCAGATGCAAGCAATCGAGAGTTTTACTGCAACAGCAGGGGGGAGCCGAACCTTTCAGGACAAGTAAAAGTGTCGCCAACTGGTCCACCGCCGAAATGCGCGCAGATGTGGCCAACTCCGCGAACCAGGGACGGAAAAGATGGGATGACGAAAATTCCCCCAAGCAGAGTAGAGAACCAAGGGAAAGACACATTGCCACAACGGATTTTGAGAGAAACAATATATGCGACACCACAGGCGAGAGATTTCAGATCTGGACAAGCGAGCAGATGGGAAAATCCAAACAGGAGCCGGAACCTGAACGATCAAATTGGTGGGCAATTGAACCCGATGTGGGTCGAGTGGCTAATGGGATTCCCAATCGGGTGGACAGACTTAAATGTTTAGGGAATGCTGTTGTGCCACAACAGGCCTATCCGATTTTTAAGGCGATTGCGGAAGTCGAAAGAATTATGGCTTCATAGGAGGTGGATAGTGAATATAAATTCAAAATATAAGTCTACTGCACTCAGGATTATAAATTATGGATAACAATCAGAATTTAATTGAACTACTAAACTACATTGACCCGTCATCCTTAGACTATCAAGAATGGGTCAATGTCGGTATGGCTCTAAAAGAAGATGGCTATACGGCCTCTGATTGGGACACCTGGTCTCAACGAGATTCGAGGCGCTACCACGCAAATGAGTGCTTCAAAAAATGGGACACTTTCCGGGGAACTTCTCAGCCGGTGACAGCGGGGACGATTGTTCAAATGGCTAAGGATCATGGCTGGTCCCCGGATCGGGGCGGTCATGAACTGGAATGGGACGATATCATCGGAGCCCGTGACGAACTGGTGGTCATTGATAAAAACTGGGTGGAAGGCAAAGAAGTCAAAGCCCCTGATGACTGGAAACCCGTTGATCAGCTGGTGAAGTATCTTGAAATCTTGTTCGAAGCATCTGAAAATGTCGGATATGTAACTGACACCTGGGAAAAAGACGGGAAATATCTACCAACAAAGGGATGCTGGGACCGTACCGCCGGAGAATTGATCCAGCAGCTGAATCAGTCAAAAGGTGACATTGGTTCGGTCCTGGGAGACTGTAAACCCGAAGCCGGTGCGTGGATCCGGTTCAATCCATTGGATGGCCAGGGCTGTAAAAATGAAAATGTTACAGATTTTAGGTATGCGCTGGTTGAATCGGACACTATGGAAATTGACAAACAAAACGCCATTATCCGCGAACTGGAATTACCGGTGGCTTGCCTGGTGCATAGCGGGAAGAAATCACTTCATGCCATTGTAAAAGTGGAAGCCGGAAGTTATGACGAATATCGAAAAAGAGTAGATTACCTTTACACAGTTTGCCATAAAAATGGCCTGAAAATCGATAACCAGAACCGCAACCCTTCCCGGTTGTCCAGGATGCCGGGGATCATGCGCAACGGCCAGAAACAATTCATGGTGGATACCAATATTGGGAAAGAAAGCTGGAAAGAATGGCAGGACTGGATTGAGGCGGTCAACGACGATCTACCAGAGCCGGAAAGCATTGCTGATGTCTGGGATGATCTCCCGGCACTGTCTCCCCCATTAATCCATGATGTATTAAGACAAGGCCATAAAATGTTATTGGCTGGCCCGTCTAAGGCTGGAAAGTCGTTTGCCCTCATCGAGTTATGTATTGCAATCGCTGAAGGTCAGAAATGGCTTAATTGGGAGTGCGCCAAGGGAAAGATTTTATATGTCAATCTTGAACTAGACCGTGCTTCCTGTCTGCATCGTTTCAAGGACGTATACCAGGCATTAGGCTGGGCACCAGACAATCTTAATAATATCGACATCTGGAACCTTCGGGGAAAGTCAGTCCCAATGGATAAGCTGGCCCCGAAGCTGATCCGGAGAGCGCAAAAGAAAAACTATATCGCCATTGTCATTGATCCGATCTATAAGGTCATTACTGGTGACGAAAACAGCGCTGATCAGATGGCTAATTTCTGTAATCAGTTTGACCGGGTTTGTACGGAACTGGGAGCTGCAGTATTCTATTGCCATCATCATTCGAAGGGTGGCCAGGGCGGCAAAAAGTCCATGGACCGGGCTTCTGGTTCCGGGGTATTTGCCCGGGATCCGGACGTGCTCATTGACCTGATCGAACTTGATCTGAACGACAATTTACTGAAGCAGGAAGAAAATAAGGCGGTATGTAAGGTTTGTAAAAACTTCCTTGAAAAATATGTTGATAACTGGGATGACGATGTTTCCCAGGATGATTTGCTCAGCGAAAAGGCGATGTTAGATATCAGCAAAGAGCTGTTAAGTAAGGCGCAGTATCAAAACCTTCAACAACTCATCGAACCCGCCAGAAAAGCCGTATATGGCCGTACAGCGTGGCGTATTGACGGGACACTCAGAGAGTTCCCTAAGTTCCCAGCGGTAAATCTGTGGTTTGATTACCCGGTGCACAATGTGGATCATGTCGGGGTGCTGAAAGATGTGGATACCGATGGAGCGCAGCCGCCATGGAAGAAGGCAATGGATAATAGAAAACCGAAAGAAGAAAAGGCAAAAGAGCGAAAAGAATCATTTGAAATCGCCTTTGAATGTTGCAGTTTTGATGGTGACGTGACGGTTGAAAAGCTATCAGAATATCTTGGAATTGCAGACAGAACGGTTCGAACGAGGATAAAAGAGCACGGTGGATTTGGCATAAATCAAAACATCGTAACTAAAAATGCAGTGTAGAAAACGTAAAATTGCAAATCGGCGATGGTTGCAGAAAACATAAATAACGTTTTCGGCGACCGGTTGCAGAAAACTGAAAACATGTTTTCGGCAGCACTGAAAAATTTTGGTTGCAGAAAACATAAAAAAGCGTATTCGGCGACCGCCGAAAACATGAATTTATGTTTTCGGCGGCGATGGCTGCAGAAAACACTATATATAATATATATTTTTCTGCAGCACTGACGGTCATGGGGTATGCTGTCGTCCGTCTAAGACCGGACGACGACATCACCCCTATCCATGACTAAAATGTTTTTGACAAGGAATAAAGCTTTAGAAAGGTAAAGTGACATGAAGACGATAGAAATTGTGGAGAAGGAATATCTCCCAGAACAGGAAAAGCTCCTAAATATTTTCAAGCAGCATTCAAAAGGTGGTATGCCAGAATTGCCAGTAGTTTTTAAACTTCCACATGTAGCAAAACAAAGACGTTTTATAAATCATATTCCATGCAAGACAATTGGTTGCAAGAGAGATTATCACATTATTGCAATGGAAGTTATAGACTTTGTAAAATTATTGGTCAAATGTGGGGTTGAGGTAAAGATATATGACAACTGAATTCTTCCTGCCTATCCTACCTCCGACAAAAACTCATCAAGAAAAACAAGTAAGAGTGGTCAAGGGCAAACCTGTCTTTTATGAACCAGCTGAACTTTTAGCAGTCCGCCAGAAATTAGAAGCGCACCTGGCAAAGCATGTTCCTGAAGAAAAATACACTGGCCCGGTACGGCTCATGACAAAGTGGTGCTTCCCGATCACTGGTAAACATTGTGATGGTCAGTTCAAGACGACTAAGCCAGATACAGACAATATGGTTAAGACGCTGAAGGATGTCATGACAAAGCTGGGATATTGGAAAGATGATTCCCTGGTGGCCAGTGAGATCATAGAAAAATTCTGGGCAGCAGTCCCGGGGATCTATTTGCGAAAAGTGTATTCGCGAAATGTATGAAAATAAGAAATTCTACACAATGTGGGAAGATGTGATAGCGGTGCAAAAATGACACTAATTTGTGAACGTTGCCCGAACTATAATGGCAATATTTATATTTGCTTATTTAAATGTTTGATAAGAAAAGAGGTAGATAATGATAAGTGAAGAAATAAGATTTGATATGATGGACATACCAGCAAGGATGGAGGAAATGAAATGATCGAGATACAAGGAAAATACAACAAAGCAGATGTTTTTGCCAGTGAGGTAGAACCTGAAACATATAAGCAAATCCTAAACATGTGTAACCTGGAACAGTTGAAAGATTCTGTAATTAAAATTATGCCAGATTGTCATGCTGGCAAAGGCTGCACTATTGGCACCACCATCATGATGCCAAATGACACTCCTATCAATCCTTATTTTGTGGGAGTTGATATTGGGTGCGGCGTTGAACTGATGAAGCTGCAGGGAGATTTCGCATTTGATCAGCTTGATAATGTGATCAGAAAAAACATTCCCTATGGGTTTAGCGTTTATAATCGGCAATGTGATCAGGCAGAAGAATTTGTAAAAAAGCTGAACTGCTTTGATCAACTTAAAAACAAAGAGCATTTATTCAAAAGCCTGGGAACATTGGGAGGTGGGAATCATTTCATAGAGGTGGCAGAAAATCAGGATAAGGAAAGATTCCTGCTAATACATAGTGGATCACGGAACCTGGGGAATCAGGTAGCACTGATCTATGGGAAGGCAGCAAACAAAGAAGGCTTTCTGACCGGGGAATTAAGAGACAAATACCTGCAGGACATGAAGATGTGTCAGGCGTTCGCAGAAGCAAATAGAAACTCAATCGGGGCGGAGATTATTATTAGACTAGATATCCAGGGATCAACGATGTGCACAACCGTTCATAATTACATTGAAATGAACTGGGATATGATCACACTGAGAAAAGGAGCCATCAGCGCATGGCCAGATCAAAAGCTAGTGATCCCGATGAATATGAGGGACGGCACTATCTTGGCCAAAGGGAAAGGTAACCAGAATTGGAATTTCTCAGCACCACATGGAGCAGGACGGATCCTCAGCAGATCCCAGGCAAAAAAGAAACTCGATCTAATGGAATTTGAAAAAGAGATGACAGGAATTTTCACCACATGCATCTCAAAGGACACACTGGATGAAGCACCGATGGCTTACAAGCCAATGAAGGAAATTATTGAACATATTGGCGATACGATAGAAATACTGGATATCTTGAAGCCTGTGTATAATTTTAAAGCTTAGGAGGAATTATGACACCAGAAGAAGATCTAAAATATCTGGAATTTATTCTAAATAGTGGCGATCATACAAAAAGACAAGAAAGACGAATAAAGCGTGAGATTAAATATTTGCATGATAAGAAAAGTATGCATGAAGCATGGAATAAACTTATCGATGAAATAGCAAAAAAACTTTGCATTTATGAATTAAATGAATGGTTAAGTAAGAAATTTGGAGGTTTTTAAATGACACCTGAAGAACGACAATTAAAAGTAAAATGGCTAAGCCGGTACCGAATCTTAGAAAACCAGATTAAGAGACTGGAAGCCGAAGCCGAACGGTGGAGGTCCCGGGCATCGAATACAGTACCGGCGCCGGTTCATTTTAAGTATTATGACAGCAATAAGAAAAGTGATCAGGCTGTTCTTGCAAAAATGACCAGGCAGGAACTGAGACGCAATAACATGATGCCGGTGGTGGTCCATGGGTCAAACGGAATTGGTACCGACGATTGCATTGCTGAAATTTGCGAAATAGAAGCTGAAATTAAAGATAAAATTAAAGCAGCGATTAAAGCAAGGGCTGAGATCGGCAATGCTATAGATTCGCTTGGTGATGAGCTTTTGCAGTTGGTTCTTTATTACAAATATGCCGATGGCTTATGCTTTGAAGAAATCTGCTGTGAAATGAAATATTCATACCGTCACGTAAAGCGACTTCATAATGAGGGATTGAAATTATTAAAAGATGTCCCCCTATGTCCCCTATGATCGTGATATTATGGTAGCATGAAATAAAAACGTTGAGGCATCGGGAAACCGGTGTCTTTTTTCTTTCGAAAGTAAATCATTTTATTGTAAAATATTTCACACAGGAGTATAATTATTTAAAACTGTGTGGGAGGGTGTGAGATGTAATGATTATTATAGAGAAAGCAGCAAGTGGATCGGATAATATTGCATTAATAGTCGCATTAATAGCCCTTGTAGGGGTGCTGGCTAATTCAATAATTGGCTACATCAACACAAACAAAAGCATAAAGGCAGATGTAGTTTCAAAAGCAAGGATTGACTGGATTGAAAAAGAAAGAACTTTTTTGAGTGAGTATATATCTTTGTCATCTAACATGCATAGTTATTATTCACTATGGATTGCTGAGAAAAAAGATGCAGATAAGTTTTTCAAGTATTGTGAACACCCTGTTCGATTTCAAAATTTAAAAAACTTACTACTAATGAGCTTAGGGCCTGATGGTGGAAAAGATGATTATAACAATGAAGATTTTATAAAATTAATTGAAGAATTATATGACATCACACAAAAAAATATGGTTTCTTATCAAAGACTGGATGGACTTTCAAAACAACAACTTAAGGAAAAAGAACTAACCGGATTTGCAAGAAATTATTTCAAAAATGAATGGAATAAAGCAAAAAATGGAAAATAAATAAAAGTGACGCTTCTGGAAGTCTTTTTTCATACCTAAAAGAAATGACACTGTATTAACCGGTCATATTTCTAAGGGAGAAAGTGAACGTGGGAAGAATGCTGGTGTTTTGATGCTAAGATGTGTTCCAATGAATTGTTTAGGTATGTTGTTATTATGATAGGAAGGTTTGATTTTTAAATGATATTGTTGAATTATTTGAAGATTTATAATAATATAACGTTATGACTATTGAATAATGAGAGGAACTAAGTATGTGTTTATTATTGCCCTTGCTAATGATCATTATACGCTACATGTTTTTTTGTTTGATTGCTAGTTTGATTACTATTTTGATAATAAAAAAATCAACAAAAGATCCAGTAGATATTAAAATTGATCATTATAATTCAGAAAGCGAATTCAAACATTCTATTAGAAGTTTCAAGTGGATAGAAGATATAGATGAAGACTTGAAATGTTCTGACGTTGTATTATCGGAAGAAAAGAAATTGAAATTAGAAGAAAAGAAATTTGATTATAGGACTGAAATAAAGCTTAATAATGCAAAAATCGATAGTTTGAAACAAAATCCTTCGATCATATTAGCTGCATGTGCATTTTTTATTTCGATGGCGACACTTTTTAGCAATTTATTATGCCAAGATCCATTGAGTAAATTTGGATATGGAGTTTTTTTAGGTATAGGTGCATTGCTTATTTGTTGGGCAATGGATAAATCGGGTGAGCTGTTTAGAGTAACAAAAAACAACGAAAAGATACAAGAGTTTATAATTCAAAATAGAAAGTTAGAGTA